TCTTTATCGTCAGGATGATCTGGCAAAGCTATAAAACCTCTTGGTAATAACTCTTGTGTATTCATTTCATCAACTTCTTGTTCTAGTTCTTTGGCTGTTATCATATCAGGCTTTATCCCTATTACGATAACTTCTATCCTATCCCAAAACTGTTTATTGAATGTTGCGTATTGATATAGTTGAACTGCTATGTCCTTTTTATGCTCAACATAACACCAATGTATTTTACCTTTGTCTAATGCAGCTTGTGCATATGGACAAGGTTCGTATCCCAAAGACTGGTTAGGTTGGCTCACAAAGGTTTTTATCCAATCTGATACGTCTTCTTCGAGTTCCATCATTTCGTTAATCATCAGGGAAGTCTCTATATAAGAAGTGTTGAATCGTTTCTACATCGACAAGATGATTGAAACCTTTATGCTCTTTCTCTATATCATCGTCATTACGTATCACATTTGTCATAGCATCATCTAATTGTTGTAAGCCTTTAAATTCCATATCAATGCGAAACTCTGGCAAGTCCATAGACCTAAAGCCTAGCTTCATTCGAGTGATACGAAAACTTTCAATCGCTCCGTTTTTTTCCATCTTACTTAAAAACTTTTTCATTTCAGCTACAAACCAGTGTGCGTTTACACCTTCTTTGTGATCTGCGTAAATTGTATATACATCCATTATAGAGGTCCCATTTCTTCATATCCATCAAATTTGCTTTTATATGGTTGATTTTCACCTAACCATAAGTAATCATATCCACTCTCTTTATACAAGGCACATTCTGTAAAAAGACTTTTAGCTCCAATACTTAAAGATGGTTTCTCATAATTCCACGCAAATTGAATCGCTTCTGCATCAGAAGTGCTGTGCTTACGTATTATACTAAATGCAATTAACTTTTCATTATCATAGTATCCAATTATGTCATGTAACGGATCAAGATATTCAGTATCAAAAATAGGCATATGACTTTGAAACTTTTTATACTTACAATATTTTGTATATATACTATTAAGCTGTGGTATCTTATTATGGACATCACTAATAAATTTGTAATCTAAACACACGTCATAGTATGACATAGATAAGTCTATACGTGAAAAGATCATTGAGGCACCTTATGAAAAATCAATACAATATTTGGAACAAATGGGACAAATTAAAAACAGTTGTCCTTGGTGATACTTATAACAAAGAATTCTACAAGGATATTAAGAGTAAGGACACTAGGGATTGTTTCTATAGAATTGCAGATGAGTGTCAAGAAGACTTAGAAAATTATTCTAATGTATTAAAAGATTTTGGTTGCACTGTATTACGTCCTGAAATAGATACAAATGATAATATTATGAACCACGTAGATCAAAAAGGTAGAATGCGTATGGGAAGAGGAGGTGTGCCTAGGCCACCCTTGTGTCCTAGAGATGCACAACTTGTAGTTGGTAACAATATTGTTTACACAGATATTGAAACCAACGATCCTTGGGGTAAGTTATTAAAAAAATATAACAACACTGACGTCGTTGATTTAAGAGTCGATAGTGTTTCAGGTCGTCGTCTGGATGGGTTTAAAAAAGAAGTTATACACGCACCTCAATATACTATGGTTGGACGTGATCTTTACATTGATACAAATGATACACCTATTCGTCCATGGCAACAGCAAGAACTCCTGAAGTCTACAAAAGATATTAGATTAAACTATCTTAAAATAGGTGGTCATAATGACGGAGTTTTTCATACGTTAAAGCCAGGAGTGATTATAAGCCTAGAAGATATACAATTTTATGATAAGACATTTCCTGATTGGGATCTTTTATATTTACCTGAGCAAAGTTGGGAAAAGGTCAACGGCTTTTTAAAAATGAAAAAAAAGGTACTAGGTAAATGGTGGGTGCCTGGAGAAGAAGACAACGACGAGTTTACAATGTTTGTCGAAAGTTGGCTTAATGGTTGGGTAGGGTATACAGAAGAAACTGTATTTGACGTTAACTGTCTTGTGCTAGATGAGCATCACGTTTGTGTAAACAACATGAACCCAAAAGTGAATGCTTATCTTAAAAAGCATAAAATGGAACCTATCCACGTACCTTGGCGACACAGATACTTCTTTGATGGTGGACTACATTGTCTTACACTAGACCTTTACAGGGAAGGTCATATGACTGACTACTTCCCTGCAAGAGGTGATGTTGGTATTAATGATCTAGGTGTTTAGTTCCAACGATAAAAGATGTGATCGTCAATACGAACTTTTTCATCAAGTGTCGGTGCCCAATTAGGATACACGCCTGTTGTGTGATAATGTGTCGAACCTTCTGAAACATCAAACTGTTCGTAAAGGTCAATAGAGTCTAAAGCCACCATGTGTGACTGAAACCATAAATCAATGTTCTTAGGGACGTCTGTGAGTCCGTCACAATACCAAGAGAACTGACACCTATGACGTTTCATTGCACCACTGCTATGCTTCAATCCTTGATGTACAACTTTACAAACTGTATCTGGATAACGCTTATCTAATACACGATTAATAGTCACATGGGCGACTGCCATTTGACCTAAATGTGATTGATTACGAGATTCGAAATATATGTTTTTGGCTAGGCACTCCATACCTTCTGGATCTTGTGCCAATAACGCCATTAAAACTACTGTATTCATTTGTCAACTTCCACACAAATTTCATCACCATATTCTTCAGCATAAATCTTTGCGTTTTCAGCTTCAATACGTAGCAATCCTAATTTAAAATCTTCTGATACTTCAGGTGCAGGAGTTAATACATAACCCAAATTTTGTGTCATATTTAAGTTTCTTATTACCATTACAATATCTCCTTTAAGCGAACATTGGTTGCATGTTTGAGAACACGGCGTTGTAGGCATTAACTTCACCGCTATAGTGATCAAAGAATTCATCATCATCTTCAAAAGCTACAACAGCTACTTTGCCGTTGAACAAATCATTTTGACTTGCGATGTATTCATCCCAAGCGTTCTGCATTGCGTTCATACCTTCAAGAGTATCGCCTCGACCATGTCGTGTCATAGTATCCCAACCCTCTTGGAAGGAAACTTCGTCTTGATAAAAATTAGGAATTCTAAACATGTGATTCTCGCTTTCTTTGTTTCTATACCATCTTTATATTTGATTCGGATTGGTTTGTCAACCCTTTTATTTCAATAAATAAATCTTTTGGCATAACACCAAGACCAACAGCAGTTCTGGTCTGGCAGTAATGAGCGTAATCTTTACACTCACTAGCTGATGGAAGTTCGTAGGCGGAAGGAAAAAAATCTAACATATTAAGATCCTGTTACTAATTCAAATGAGCCGTCTGCTTGTCTATCGAAACCTTCCACATATTTGTGGTGGTTGTCTTGCTCAATAGCAGACTGTGTGATCAAGTATTCGGCGGCTTTCCAAAACTCTTTGACAGTATTACCTATGACATAGGCTTTGTAGACGATCTTCTCTTGAGTGTTGTTCATCATCTGCTCAACTGTAGCATCTTTAGAAATAACTTCATAAGTGATCTTCTGTTGACTGTCACCCTTACAGGCAGTACCTTCCCACTCACCTTCATACATCACTTGATCAAGGCTAGTGAACTCGGTGTCACAAGACCAGATTGAGTTGTAGTTCAGAGCATCTTGGTGGAAACCGAAGTATTCGCTTTGTTCTTCATATGTCATGTGCAAGTCTCACTTTCTTTGTTTCTATACTATTTTAATAGCACACCGATTCGGGGTTGTCAAGCCCTAAATGAAAATAATTTAAATTAATATTGAGGATGATAAATTACTTTTTTGACGCTTTGTCTAATTCCCTGCCAACCTGTTTGCGCGATGCGTACGGCTGTTGCCGCTTGAGATTGTGTTGCTTTGATTTCCCATTCGTCAGCGGCAAACTCAACAGCGGCATCAAATGCTCGCTTCCAAGATGCTGTTGCTTCGTAAGATGTCAAAGCCGCTTCGGCTAATGCTTGGATGTCGATGTCATTCATGTATGCGTTTTTCATTTTATTTGTCCATTGCAAGTATTAACTTCATTTCATCAACGATGTCTTGGTATTTGGCAATCTTCTTCTCAATTGCGTACTTCTTCATTCTTACTGATGAAGTGTTACCATAGAACGTAGTTAGATATTTTTCTAACTTTTTGATTTCATTTTCATACTGTTCTAGCATTTCAATCTCCTTGTTTCTTCTTCATGCATTTCTTCGCAAAGCTGATCCCAACGAACTTGCTTTTCAGCAGGTGCCATTGAGTTCCAGTTATCCATGATTACACCACGAGGGCGGAAGCCATAGACTTCTTTGTGAAAATCTGAAAATAAGTTATCGTCATACATATCATACCTCCATTTCGATAAGAGTTGCTAAGTGATTAAGAGCTTTAGAACGTGACTTCATTTCTTTCAAAGTCATAAGAACTAGCTGAGTATTTGTCAAGCTATTACGCTTAGACCAAACAGCATAGAAGCCGTCACGATCATTAACAACTTCATACTTAGTGCCACGCGCTTCAAGGCTGTAACACATTTTGTTGTTTTCAGTCATTGTGGTTTGAACTAGCATTGGTTCTCTTTCTGTTTAACTTATACATTATAATTAAACGATTTGAAAGAGTTTGTCAACACTTATTTTTAGGTAGTTTTGTATGCACCAGTCGATTTATTCCAAGCATGCATAAGCTCCCAATACTGTAGTGATGTCATAGTAATAACATCAGTCCTACCAGTGGTATCATCGTGCTGTATTATGTGACAATAATCATCATAGATATTGACTATAACGTCATCTAACTCCCCAGTCTCATCTAGCAATGTTATGCGAGACTCATCATCTACCATATCAACAGTAAACATTATGATAGAACCTCTGAGGCAACCAGCCAATTGTTTGCATGTTCTTCAACGTCATGTAAAGACTTACCAAGAAACTCTAGTCTATAAAATTCATTCTTATCTGGTGTAAACCATTTGATATAGAAATACTCTTCTTTTATATTGGCGTGTATTTCACAATACTGTCCATTTAAAATGCTGCCTTCGGTACTAACGAATGTAGAAAGTAATTTACCCATTATTTATTCCTCAGATTCCATTTCTTCTATTAAATGATCTCTCAACAATCTTGCAGTCTCATCAAGATAATTGATTTTGCTACCATTAATAAACTTATATGCCAATGTAATACGATCACATCCAGCCCATGCAGAGTGCCAACAATGATGCTCTGGCTCATCTTTACGTCCAAAATAATAGTGCCTAGCTTGCCAACCAGGTTTATCTTGTACAGTTATAATCTTATCTTGACTTTGATCATAATACCTAAAGTAACCATCACCATTTTTTGACCATGTAAACAATACTTGATAGCAATTGGCATTCCAATTAGTGTGCCAACCTACGTGACCCATAGGCGGATAGTAGTTTATTAAAGCATTATGTTGCGCACCAATAGTTTTGGCAAAGTCATACCTTACTTTGTCTCTAAAAGCACTCCATATATGATCGTTTGCCACCATACTAGACATAGGTTGAGCCATGTGTGTTTCAGGAAATCCTTCATGGTATTCTTGATTTTCTAACATTACTTCTAAGTAATCTCGGCTACAAGGGTGCATGTGATCTGTTCTAATTTTTTTTGCAGAAATCACATGTTCAGGATTATCGTATCCTTTTGTATGAAAGAACTCATCAATAAAACCATCTAGTGTACTTAACAAGGCTTTATTGCGTAGATTGATCTCAGTCATTAACAAACTCCTTAATCATAGGAAACTGTATGTTGATTGCATAGGCTATAGCACGTGCAAGTTCCATGTGTTCTAATTGTGTTCCATTACCAGAACGTAATTCGATGTAATGTATCCAAGACCGAATAGAAGCGTTTGCATACAATCGTGACACTGTATTACCTTCTGGTAAGATACAACGTGCCTGCTCTTTGGCAATACCATACTCTATAGCTTCATTATATATGCGTTTGGTATGTTCAAGTAAGAATTTCTGTTGAGCATCCCACCAAGCTTTTAATACAATATCATCAGTCGGTATAGAGTTTTGACGATTCTTAGGGTCTTGCATACGTGCCTCACGCACAACAAATGAGGTTTCCATGCTCCGAGGATCAGCATAACGTTGTGAAAACTCTTGAAACGCCATTGACCGATGCCGTAGTAACTGGCGTGCAATGTCACGTGTAGTTTCTATTTCTATCGTAGCTGACGCCATTTCAAATGGCGACCAATGTTTATGCTTCATAAGATAATTTAAAAGCTTGTCAGCAGATTCCATATTCATCTGTCCGCTAGGATTAGATACTTTTGCACAATACGAAATCAAGTCTTGCATACTATCAATGCCTATAATCGCACCTTTAATAGGTTGTGTACATGCTATTAGTTTTACTTTCATAGTATTATCCTACTTTAAATTCGTTAAACTTTTGTTGGACTTGAGACTTATCGAATACAGGTCTATCGTCTATGATACCTTCTGTACCCAACTCTACGTCATACAGACGCATTTTGCTTTTATCTACACCGATTAAGAAACGTTTATCTTTATTAGGATCGTTGTATCTATTCTTAAGTTGCTTGACCATAATTTGACCTTGATCTTCTAGTTCTTCTGTAGATACTAGAGCGAACATTAAGTCGGCTGTTGCGGGTAATCCAAAAGACTCGGACGTATCTTCAAGCCCAGGATCTGAGCTAGTGTGACCAGTACGTGTCGTCTGCGTTGCAGACACAATCGGTAAGTTAAATTCAACTGCAAGTCCTCTCATCTCTTCTGCTATGGCTTTGATATATGTATATGAGTTAATTGATCCACCCATTGCCTTCATCCGTGCAGAGCCACATATGTTAAGATAATCAACAAAGATTATTTCAGGAACAAACTTCTTCTTTAACTTCAACTCGTTTAGTAACGCACGAAAATGGGAAGTGTTTGCTTGCCCTGTAGGGTATTCTTTAATTATAAGTTTACCATTACCAGCACGTCTAATGTTAGTAACACGATCTTTTAACATAGTCTTAGTCAATGTATCAAGATCACCAATAGGCATATCTAATAAGTTTGCATCAATACGTTCGGCTATGCGTTCTTCTGCCATTTCCATTGTGATATACAGTACGTTTCTGCCTTGACACAAAGCACCAGCCGCTACGTGACACATGAACAATGATTTACCAACACCTGTGCCAGCCAAAGCAATGTTTAATGTCTTGTTTGGTAGACCGCCACCTGTAATTCTATTGAAGTAATCAAGGTCAAAAGGTATTCTTTCTTCTTGTGAGTGATAAAAATCAAAACGTTCTTCTACATTTTCTATGTAGTCGTGACCAACATTAGTATCAAATGATACAGCCAAAGCATCAGTTAAGATGTCAGGTAAAGAATTTTTACTTAACGTCTCATGCTTACCATCAATTATAGTAAACGATTGCATAATAGCATTATATATTGCACGATCTTGACACCACTTTTCAGTGGTGTCTAAAATCCATTGGTGATTAACATCTTCTGCTTTAAAGACGTGGGGTAGTATTTCCATAGCTTGAGCATAATTGTTATCACCAAAGCGATCGTTCTGGTCTAGTTCAATCTTAAACTCTTCAAGTTGTGGGAGCTTATTATATTTATTAACAAACTTACCCACTTCTTTGAACAACTGCGTATACACACCTTGAAAGTATTCAGGCTTAACGAAAGGCAAAACTTTACGTGTGAATTTTTCATTAGTTAATAAGTTCCTGAGTATCGTTTGCTCTAGGTTTATGGCTTCCGTTTGTATCATTCGTCGTTCCTATTTCTAAAATATTTCCTAGTATTCCGCCTACATAACGATTGAATTGATTGTTGTCAACTGTCAATTCTGTATTAGGTGATGAAACTATATCAAAACTAAACCTAATAGATTCCGTCACTTCATCCAATTTTAGCGTAGAGAATGATATTACAGTCTCTACGTAATCACCTTTTAAGATGCGTATATCCCATCCTTCTACATCTTTTGGAATTAGTTCGTAGTCTTCATTTTCAATTAAATTCATTATATCATATTCCTTAATAGGTGTAAAGCTCAAACGTCTTCGCCAAGCAATTTTTCACATCGTACTAAGCTCTCTAGGACTTTTATCATTGATGCGTCTTCTTTTATCATTGGTTCAGGCGAGTTTACAGTGTATATCGCTGTAAACTTATATGTGTTTTCTGAACTAAAATATGCTTGCTCACTGTGTTCAGTAACTTTCACAATGCTATTAACTGACAACATGTAAGGTTTTTCATAGAGGTCTATTCCAGCAATATAGAATAAACCTCCGACAAGTAAACATTCTATCACGATGTATCTCCATCAATAATAGCATCCATATCTACTAAGGACTTATGCCCAATTTGATACTGTTTCATAATAAACTCCTTAAAGTCTGTATTTTCAAATATAGGTTTCCAAAACTGTGTGTTAAGTGTATCTTTTTCACGCACTTTAGGGTCTTCTAATACGCCTGTTTCTTGATCAATTCGACAATACCATCCATTAGAAGGTTTGCCTACATAATTACCAGCTAGGGCAACCTCTAATAGACCAGAATATTTTTCTACTCCACCATCCCACGACACAGTAATCGGTATCTTAGATTTCTCTTTAACAAAACGAGACTTCTCAACATTAATCACAAAGTCATAACCTTCAATCTCTGTGCCTTTTTTATTCTGACGTCTGCCTAATATCCATATGTTATCAGCAGAGTAATATATACCAGTGCCACCAGACACAACTGCCTTAGAGAACATCTCTTGAGTTTGATATGTGTGATTGACTGCTAATAATGGGATATTTTTTATCTTCAAGTAAGGTGTGCACATACGGAACAAAGACTTTAACTGCTTTGCACGACTCATATCCGCAACTGATTTTTCGTCAAGAGCATCGTCTCGTTCTTTTTTAGAAGCCATATTACCTATAGAGTCAATAACAATAACCACATTGTCTTTTGTTTCTATGCCTTCTAGTTGTGACATGATGTCGTGCTTAAGCTGTTCTATGTCCATGATAGGCGTGTGCATTACACGTGTAGTATCAATACCAAATTGTTCGAAGTAAGATTGCGGTGAACCAAACTCTGAATCATAAAATAACATTACTGCGTCTTTGTGTTTATCAAGATATGCTCCAGCCATTAATAATGCGAATGAAGTTTTAAAGTGCTTAGAAGGTCCTGCTAATACTGTCAATCCAGCATTTAATCCACCATCTACGTCACCTGATAATGCAACGTTCACCATAGGAACACTAGTCGATGTTTGCTCTTTTGTATTAAATATTTTCGAGTCTGCAAGAACATCTGTAGCTTTAATCCTGCTGTTAGTCTTTAGCTTGTCCATAATACTCATGTATCATTTCCTTTCGTTTCATAGTTAATATTCTGTGCTTTTTCTCTATCGTCCAAATTGTATTCTTTACGATATTCGTTATTAATTGTGACGACATTATCAAGAAGGGTGAAGCGATTAAAAGCTTTGTTAAATGCCTTAGTGTCTTTGGGAAAACAAGCACCACCAAAGCCACGCTTACCATCAAATCCAGGCACTTTGGTATGAGAGCCACCTATACGAGGATCAGCTTCTATGCCTCTTAGTATGCGCTTATATGAAACGTTCATAGATTCAGAAGCATCATACAACTGATTAAAGAACGTCACTTTAGTCGCTAAGAAAGAGTTGATTGCATATTTTGCAAATGCCGCTTCTACTGGACTCATTTTTACTACCTTTTCCATATTACACATAGAGAAGACATCGTAAGCCCATAACAATCCATCAATAGCTTCTAATGTTCCACCAAATATATTAAACTTAGGTGACACAAACTCTGCCTTAGAATTGTTTTCTGTAAGGAACTCTGGGTTATACACAAATCTACTATCAGCTCCTAGCTGGGATGCTGTAAAAGCTAATCGTTGCATTACATCAGGTGTCACAGTAGACTTAATAGCAATGCCACTTTTTGTATGTTGTATCAGCTTTAAGACAGCATCTTCAACAATAGTAGCGTTTACTACGCCAGTATCGTCCATTGGTGTAGGCGCACATATAAATGTGATGTTAGGTTGCCACTCTACTAGATCATCAATGCTTGTATTATATAACGGATCTACATAGAACATTTCTACGTCACGATGTGTAAATCCGTAGTCTACAGCTTTACCCACAAAGCCGTGACCGACTATGCCTAGTTTAAATTTTTCTTCACTCATAATATAACCTCTTGTTAATATTTTCGACAGTATAACACATATGACACAGCTTGTATACCTTAAATACCATACTTTTCTTTATATTTTGCCCTGACTTTAATGAAATCTTTCAAGTAGTCGTAAGTTTGTTGACGAAATACTTGTGGATCATTGTGATCTACTGCAATAACAATAACACTTTGTTTAATTACCATACCTGTTAACTCATACCATGCACACGCATAAAAAGAAGCCTGCATAAAGTAGTTCTGAATCCACTCCTCTTTCTTTGGTTTACGAGATGTTTTATAATCAATAACAGACAACTCGCCGTCCCATTCTGCAATCAAATCTACTGTACCAGCAACTTCTAGTTTGTTACTATATAACGACGCTTCTTGCACATAGATATTATCTACATGCTTGTCTAGTATTGGCTTGATTTCATTGAATGAATGAATGTTATTTTGCGTAGCACCATCTTTCCAATCTTCCATATTATTAACATAGTTTTCTGCCAACTGGTGAACCGCTGTCCCTCTTGTAGATGCTTGATATGAAATCTTATTAGCTTCTTCTGCTCCTACACGGGCACGCCAAGCCATGATAGAAGCTTTAGATTCTTCACTTAACACAGTAGTTACTGATGGATATTTCTTTCCCTCTGGTGTTCTGTAAGTTCGTCCTGTAGGTAAAGTTTCACAATCAAGTTCACCTATAAGTACATCCATGTCAATGTGCTTAAACATCTCGCACTCTCTTTCTTAGATCAGTCGTAGAAAAGCGATGATCTCTTTTATTAAAATACAATTCAATGCCACGATTGCGACACACGTCTTTACCTGTAAATTCTTTTTGACGATATTCTTCACCAAGAACTCTGATGTCAATCGGATACATATTTATTATATCAAGTAAATCTTCTTCGGTACAATAGACTACCACTTCATCAACATACTTTATTGCTGACAGTTGGGCTTGTCTCTCTACAATACTTTGAATAGGAACGTTCTTTTCTTTTCTATCTACATTAGGGTCTACTTGCAACGCACAGATCAAGTAGTCACATTGAGACTTTGCTTCTCTCAACATGGCTACATGACCTGCATGTAATAGATCAAACGTGGATGCAGTGAAGCCTATCTTTTTCATTACATAATCAACGCTGATTTCTCTGGTACGATAACATTTCTTGTACCTGTTGCTTCACGCCATGCATTTGCAATCGTAGGGTCAGTCTCTACCATGAACATCACACTCGTAAATTTAAAGGCAACTTCTGTCGGCTCTGTTGCACCTGTCATACAGATACCAGGAACAAATGATAATGCAGAATCGCCAGCTTGTACTAGGCGAGGTTTGTATAGTATGTACTGGTCTTTCTGAGTTTTTGTGTATCTGCCAACAATCTCTGCACCATTTGGCAAGACAATTGTTACAACAGTTACACCTTCTTTATTTAATGTCATAGTTATTCCTTTACATATTTTTATAGACGTACTCTAAAGCACGATCAGCTTCTTTATCTAGTGGGCGATTTTCGTACCAATTACCATTTTCAAGATCAAACTGTTGACACAGTGTAGCAATCTCGTATGCGCTAATAGGGTATTTGCTTTTTGTTGCATTGCCAGCTGTTGCAATCATTATGGCATACATCTTACTGTACCAGCCTGTTGATGTTATAGACGTGTATTCTGCCGCAAGCTTTCTAGGCCAAAACGGACAATTCTGATATGACGACCATTCATATGTCGCATCCATAGAATCTTTACGATATTGTACTATTTGCGACTGTATGCCTGATGGTAGACGATCAAAGAAACTGTTTGAACTAGAGCGTTCAGGCATAGGATGTTTTGCTATTAGCCCATCGGGGTCTATGTCTGATCCATCAAGGTGACTAAAAATAAAATTATTAGCTCCTTTATACTTTGCAGGGATGTAATACATACGAGATAAATCTTTAGTCTGTCTATCACCTAGATCACCTAGCTCTGTCTGTAAAGCATACCACAACTTCTTTATATCATCTTTGTGTACATCACAAGTAAGGGGAAACACTAATCGAAACTTTGGTTGTGCTTCTGTACTGCTTGCCGTACTGTAACAAATGAATCTATGTTCTTTGAAGCGTGTTTTTAAAATAGTCTCCACGTCACCATCAAAAACCATATCATCTACATCTACTGCCGCCCAACTTGCCCAAGTTAATACACTGTCATTTTTGCGTGTAGTATCTGTAGAGTAAGTAGCAGGCGACATTAGTTGGGCTGACTTTTTATCAGGCAACTCAACAGTAGATAGTTTATATAGAAGACGTTCAAACTGGTCAAAGCTCTTTATATCGACACGCTTGTCTGTCTTAGTATCAAAGAGACTGTTAAACAGTGTCAATGAGTAATTCACATCTTTCATAAGTTCACTTTCTCATAATAATTTTACTATTATAGCACAGTCCATTCGTTTTGTAAAGTATGTTTATCCAAAAAAATCACTTAAGTCGGATACAGGCTCATCAGTCCAACCCAACGCATCAAGGAACATTGTCATAGGCTCTAAGAAAGATTTCTGAAACTGCTTATCGTAATCTATGTACGGATGCAAGTTCAGCTCTTTAGGAAGCTCATTAGGATATGCAATCACATTCTCTCTAATAGGGTTCGGAGTTTTTAAATACACGTACTTAATCTTTTCTCCGTCTTTAATATAATCGTACTTCTTGTGCAAGTTATTCTTCTTTACGTGATGGTTATACAACAAAGAGCCTCTGGCATTTATCGGAGTACCTTTTGCATATATCTTTGTCTTATCTTCCCACTTACCTATATCTGATACACCACGTGGTGAACTCACATCCTCAGGTGGAAGACTATTAAATTCTTTACGAAAGTCTCTGATAAAGTCCTGTGTTTTCGTTTCTTCACCTTCAAGGATAACATGGAACACTTCTTTAAACTTATCACGACACACTTGCGGTGTAGAGGACTTAATAGCCTCGACACCCATAATCTTATGCTTTGGTATTGCATATTGCACACCCTCAGAGTTATGTACGTTTAGAATGTAACGTTTCTTTGCCAACCAAATACCACGATCAGCAATAACTTCTCTATCCATTTCCATACGATCACCGAGACAATTTAGATCAGTACGCATCTTACTTAACATTTTAGCAAACGCTGGTTCGAAATGTGCCTTGCATGATTTGTCTATGAACTTGACTGCACGATCATGTGTAACACCAAACTTATTCACAAAGTCATTCATATTAACATATACTGAATCTGTATCAATAGCGATAACATAATCTGTATTCTTTGTGCCTAAGACTTTATTTAACTCGTGGTTGATAACCTTTTCACACGACTTAATAACATGTTGACCTGTGACTGTCACACCTTCTGCAATACGCAAATCAAAGTAACGATAATACTTATTACCCATCGCACCATATAGACTATTCATAAGAATTTTAATAGCCATTTGACGATTAGTCAAAGTAGCAATCTCACGCTCAAGTTCTTTGGTAGGTGTTATTTGGTACTCTGACTGCGCTTCAAGCATACGTGTCTTAGAACGCTTACGATCATCATAGTATTCTTCAATAAGAGAAGGCATAAAACCTTTCTTACTATTGTCAAAACGCTGACCTGTCGCAGCCATAGAATGATTACTATCAGGATCTATGGTCAACGTTTCTGGTGACATATTCCATTGTGCAATTATGTTAGGATATAGAGACGCAAGGTCAAAGCTCACAACCCAATCATACATGCCAGGGGTGACATCTTTGACGTAGCCACCAGGAAATGTACTATCGATAGACGAAAGGACTTTATGTGATTTTGCACGTGGGACAACAATGTTTTGATCATGTAATGCTCTATAGACAATACTATCCCATATTGCAGTCGTACCGAAAACTTCAGACAAATTACATCCAGCCTTATAGCCCATAGTCAAGGCTAATCCCATCAAGTCAATCTTATCGTCTATACGCTCAATAAGCTCTACGTCTTTTACATTATAGTCTATGTAAAGTTGGTGGTTTTCTTTGTATAAGTTGCGAAGGCTACCGAACTCTTCATAAGACAACTTCTTTTCACCTACCACAACGTGGGCAATATGATCTAGGCGATACGACGCCTGAGGTCCGAAACTGTATCCAAACTTTTGAAACAAGTCTAGGTAATCTAATTGATTGATACCCATGAGTTGATAAGATTTCATCTCTTTGAATTTAAGACGTACAGTCTTTTGACGCACATCATTCCAAGGAGACATACTCTTTGAAGAAATATCCATATCGTGTTCTAAGGCAAGTCGCTCAATACGATTGACTAGATAAGGCACATCAAAGAAGCGGATATTCCAACCTGTGATAACATCAGGATAGTCTGCTTTCCACCATGTAATCCACTTAGTAAGTAAATCAATTTCGTCATTACACCTATGGTATTGTATAAGAAGATTCTTGTGCGGAGATTTATTATAATCGTACTCGCCACAACCCCAAACATGATAGATGCTATTACGAGAAGACTTACAACAAATAGCCGTGACAGGATGTAGAGCGTCTTCTGGCTCAGGAAACCCATCTTCAGAATGTACCTCAATGTCAAAGTTGACAATGTTCATATGCGACTTCTTAAAGTTTACTTCACCAGGGAACTTGTCTTGAATGAATTGCATAACAACTCTGTCCATACCATGATATGTAGGATTTGCCACTTCTGATTGTTCTTTAATAAAGTCTCGCATTGCATTGGGAGAGCCAAACGTTCTAGGTTTAACATCATCACCATACATAGATTTCCAACCAGTGTCTTCGGCAGATGGAAAAAACAATGTCGGTTCATAACTGTACTTGTTTGATATAGGACGTCCTAAATCATTGTAACCTCTATAGGCAATACGATTACCAATAATCTCAACTGATGTGTAAAAACTCAAAACGCAAACTCCTTATTTGTAAGCATTGTATCATAATTTAGTATACTTGTAAAGCTATATAATATATTTGATACTCGTTGCTTTCATTTTGTACTTCCGTCTTTCCTTCTTATTGAGAGGATATACGAATATGTGTTTGCCTTTACTATGAACGTACTCTGCTTCGCCGTTCTCTAGCTGTTCCTTAATTTTTTGTGCGTATGGTTTAAGACGCCTCTCGCCATTCTTAGGTGTGTAGTACGTCCGTATTGTCTTTTCGTGATACAGACGATCATTACCTTTAATCTTTATCGATCTACCCTTTGCAGTCATACCCAAATAGTAAAAGTTTGATGCATAGTATATAGTGCCTACATGACCTTGCATACTGTCAGCATAACTGACAACAACTTTACAGTCTGTGTTCTGTCTCAACCAATTGATTGTCTGAGATATGAAGTAACTTTCGGTATTCTTCGGAGTATCATCAATACAGCACAATCGTCTTAGTTCAACAACGTCTGTTTCAACTTCCCCATACTTCTTCCAAACACTTGCCATGCCTAGATACCCATATATCATAACACCAATCATTTCAGCCTTATCAAAAAGACCGAAACAGAAACGAGTAGCCAAGCCATTTGTGTTCTTGGAGTAATGCCAATCAACAACAAATGGTGTAGCTTCTTGTATAGTTATTGGTGATACAGTGTAATCCGTAACGCTCATTACAATCTTCCTTATGACTTACAAATCTACCTTTCTAACAACTTCAATCATAGCCGTGTTTCCGTCATCATAGGTGACTTCATGCAGTTCAGTGCTTAATTCTTTGCTTAAATCTATGGCTGCACTAACAAGTCTGCGACTTACTTCTACTCTTGTACCAACTTCATTTAATTGCTGTTTCATAATATACTCCAATGTGTTTTAAGTGACAGGCCAAGTATTTGGCCTATCATAGTAGCTATATATACCACTTAGAAGAAGCGTCTACGCCTAACATAGGGTTCTTTCGACATGGCGATAGTCTCGATGTCGCCTCTGTAGATACCTATATCTCTTAGCTCATAATCTGTAAGCGAAGATAAGTCTTTTATCGTTCTGCGATAGTCGGCAGGTTTTTGTGCAGATAATACGACACCGGATATTGCAGATGTGACTGCTGTTAAAAGTTTCATTTCTTCAAGTCCTCTAATTTACCTTCATTCACTGCTGTATACACTGCATGGAATGAATGCGTCTTGTAGTAATCTTTTTCATGCAATAGTTTTGCAATGTAGAAATTGGCGTGTATTTGACGAGCCTCAATCAGAGATTCAAGACAACCTTTGAAAAAACGGCACACTGCCATGATCGCATCAGTTAGGGGATTCGTTAAGTAGTTGTTTACTAGTAGTATTGTATGTGTCATTTTTGGATTCCTCGTTTTTTCCAATGTTAATTTTACGAGGACGCTGATCTTCTGGGATAACATACTTCAAGTTAATTGCGAGTATGCCGTCTTGAATATCGGCTCCATGCACTTCTACGTGCTCCGACAGTCTAAAGGTTCGTCTAAACTTCTTCGTAGATATACCACGATGTACGAAGTCTCTCCCCTTTGATATATGCTCACCAGTTATGCTCAATGTTCGATCTTTCACTTCTATGTCGAGTTCATCTTCACCGAAACCTGCAACAGCCAATTCAATCAAAAAATCTGATTGTCCAATTCTGATGATGTTATGAGGTGGGTAATGATCTTTTGCATGTCTTGCAACATGGTCTAGTTCGCTAAAGAGGTGGTCAAATCCAACGAATGATGCACGTGGAAATAATGTGGTGTGAGTTAAGCCTGTCATTTAGTTTCTCCTTAATTACAAGCAAGATTTATGAGACCAGATTTCTGCATCTCACGTATATTAGACTACTACAAATTGTTCATAGTTAGTCTGTCTGTATTTATATCAGAATTATAAAGGGATGTCAACCTTTTTTTTATTTCTAAGTAAGAAAGAATTTATATGTAAGTAGAAGGATCTATGTCACCTTCTACTCCGAATGAAAAGCCTACACGCGCACAATGTGGTTTAATCAAATGCCATGTGCCACGTGGTATCCATATTAGATCACCAGGAGTAAACACCTTGTCAAACTTCACGACACCAGTTGACCAATCAGTAATTGCGTCTATTGTATAGTCTTTCCAGTCTTCTGATTCCCATATACTCCAATTAATACTACCTATGACGTTAAGAAACAACACATCTTCTTTATCTCTATGGACACTATGGCTTTCACTATCGGAAGTGAACCCTGCAAATCCATACAAGGTAATATGGTTTTTATGAAACGTTTTTGTTAGGGCTTTATGAATATCCTTAGCAAAAGATGGTGTACCACTTCGTAAATGCATATCACGTAAAGTTACACGTTTCCTATGATTAACCCAATCCGTTAAAGTTAAAGGATGCGATACCAAATACTTTGTGAAGTCATACATATCATAGTCAATTGTGTCATAAGGTTTACTGCAATAATAATCCCTATTCCTGACATGCGTTAAGAATGTTTCATCAAACATCAACCATTACCGATATTGTATTTCGGACATAGCTCCCAATTAGTCTTTTCTTTATAAGGAATGATTTTAATCTGTCTTAATGGTGCACAATCTAATTCAACTTTTACAGCGAATGAGACTAGACCCCAATCACTAAGCAAAGTTGCAATTGTATTCCTACGATTAATATCATTCTCTTCAAGATTAGCTTTCTTACCATCAAGTAAAAACAACTCTTTAAAGTGTACAATAAAATACCTACCTTGCTTATGCAAGATGTGGCATGACTGATACAGTTTATTTTCTTTTCTTGATGCCACACCAATACGTGTTAGCGTTTCACGAACTTTTAAAAAGTCGTCTGGTTCATTTAATAAGATCTCTAACATATCTGTAGGAGTCCAATGAACTATTTTATTTTCTTCCACCTTTACTCACCTTTTTTCTTATTTCTGCAACTTGACTAGATGATAAGAGTGTGAGTGCTTGGCGAGCTTTTTCATTGCTATAACCATAATATTCTTTCACGACGTCCATGTCATTATTCAGTTCAGGTTTAATCCATTTAGAGAAACGTTTTCGTTTCCTAATCGTATTTATAAGAAAATCAAATTGCAGTTTGTTATCAAGATGATGGTACTGATTCATCACATTTGCAAAAAATACAGTGTCTTGAAAGTAAGATAGCGATCTATTAATCATAAAAGGCGCATACGCCTTCTCAGTAATATCATCGACCATAATATCTTTTTTGCTTGAATTTATAGCGTTTAAATATTCAAATGGGTTCATTATAAAAACTCCAAATCCATAACTTCAGTCATACAAGCAACCAAGTTTATTTCATAGTCTGCAACGAAGGCAAACTTGTATTGATAATCAGCAAGTATTAACACAAGTTGTGGTACTGATGCAGGTTTTAGATAGTCTAGCATGCTATCATATATACCACGAATTATAGCAGAAGTGTCTAGGTCTTGGTGATTAACCACCCATCCACGCATTTTTTTCCAGTCTTTATTTTTTAGATGATGCATAAGTTCTTTAAACGAGTCAGCACTGCTTTCGGCTAAATTATTAATGTTATGAATTGTATTATCACTCATTGACAAGCTTTGTGCTTCATTGACAACACGTCGCCAATCTGGTGCATGCTTCATAATAATTGGCACTAAAGCTTTGTCTTCATACTTAACGTTTTCTTCATCAAGGATATACTTTAGTCGCGCCATGAATTGACCAGCTAATGATGCAAGGTTTTTCTTAGTCGTATTAAATTCATATATACTACAACGTGAATGTAATGGTTCAATAATGCGGTTTTTAAAATTACAAGTAAGGATGAAACGACAGTTGTTACTGAATTCTTCAATAAACCCACGAAGGGCTGGTTGTGTTGATTGCGGATTAAGATAGTCTGCCTCATCAAGAATAACAACTTTGTAGCTACCAGTAAGTGATATAGAAGATGCAAACTGCTTTATCTTACCGCGTAACGTATCAATGTTACCTTCTTCACTTCCGTTAACAACAATGTAATCACATCCGATTGCATTGCATAACGCTTTAGCCACAGTAGTCTTACCAAGGCCAGCAGTTCCAGTGAAAAGCATGTTTTGCATCTCACCAGAATCTACTATAGCTTGAAAGGTTTTCTTTAGGCTTTTAGGTAAAACAGTATCAGCTATGTTAGTAGGACGATAGCGTTCAACCCATAAAAAGTCTTTAGTCATTGTGCTCTCCATAATATAAATAATTTGTAAGTGTAAGTCAATTAGAGCGGTATGTAAACTCTTTATTCTTTGTTAGCGGCATTCTCTGCTTGAAAAGCTTCGGCTACTTGAATTAGTTGTGCCGCTTGATCACGAAGACCACCGATTGTTGAAAGTTCTTCACCTTTAAATGCACCACGTTGGGTTAATGTATCGACTACTGCGATACAGCTACGTGCTACACGATTTGAAAGGTCATAAACCTGTGAGTGATCTTGTTGTTCGGCTACTTTAGATGCCATAATTATGCTCCATACTTTGATGATTTTTCTAATGCTATCCAATATTCTGCATCAGAAGTTGTGTTGATAAAATGTGAGATTAGTTTAGACGAGATTTCTACCTTATAGTCTCCTGGTAATAGTTTCATGTTAGCGATACTTAAAACAACATTGAACTCATCAGTGTCATATGTTCCTTCAACATCGATAGAGAAAGTGTTTGATGTAGGATTAGCTTCATCAAATACAGTTAGACTTATAGAACCATTGTTTGCACGAATGGATAAAGTCGAATGACCTAACGCACCAGCGGCACGTTTAATCTTATTTAGCGTATCATTTGAGATAGCAAAATTAATTTCTGTGTCTGGCATAGTGATGTCTTTAGTAGACGTAGTGAGGTATTCACTGTCAGTAAAGAAATACTTAACCTTAGATAGACCTGATTGGTCTTTAATGAGTACATGAGTGTCCTCAAAAGACATTGCTGGTTTATCTACAAGTCCAATAACATTCAAAAACTCGTTAAGATCGTATACACCAAACTTCTGTGGGAAGTTTATATCGAGTACGGCTTTACCAAATACATTCTTACCCTCAGAAAGAGTTCGAATAATATTCCCAGATTCAACCACTATGTTTGGATTGATAGTTGCAAAGTTCTTTAAGACCTGCAAAGCATTTTCATTTAGTTCCATAATTAACCTTTCAATTTATGTTCTTTGAATAGTAACACATCAAAGCATGTTTGTAAATACATATTATCACTTTATATTACTAAAGTTTTTATCTTTAAAAAACTCTAGTTTCTTTTCAAATTTACTTTCAAGCATATCACCCTTATGTGATATAACAAATACATTTGTATCAGCAGTCAAAGTCTCGATTATCTTCATAAGATTATCAACACCTTCATAGTCTAAAGAAGAATCAAAAGTCTCGTCTAAGATTAAAAGATTGGTTGAGACAGAGTTCTTCATTTTTGCAACTTGACGCCATGTGAACAGTAGAGCCAAATCGATACGTTGTTTCTCCCCTTCAGAAAATGAAGCGTAAGAGAAACTATCTCTGTGCCTTGATTTGATCGTTTCAGAAAACGATTCGTCCAATTCAAAATGCACAAAAAATTCTAAGGTTTGTAAATAATTATTCACAAGTTTATTAATAACTGGTATGTACTGTTTGACGATCTTAGTCTTAATGCCAGTGTCTTTTAACATTTCTGTGATAGCTATGTTATACTGAAACTGTTCATTAGACTCTAGCCTAGTCTCTGTAAGAGCGTTCTTTTCCATCACATAAGATTCAAGATCGTCTTTGGCAACATTGATGTCACTACTTGTATCGGTAAGGTTATCTATTTCGTCACTCAATACTTTAATCTGTAATTCAATACGAGACATTGCAGATTGATTAGCGTTCATCTGTGTTTGAAAGTTGCGTATCTCTTGCATCTTATGTTCAGCCGCTTCTAATTCTTTCTGTGTACTCGTCAGCTTTACTTCAATATCAGTCAACGCTTTGCTTAATTCTTTCGCTTTAGCCTTAGCATCATTTAACTTTTCAGCCTTCACATGTTCTTCTATATCCTGACTACATGTGGGACAAGTAGAATTGTCTTCAAAAAACTTAGCGTCTTTGACAACTGTACGAACGTCTTTAGTGAATTGATTTTGATAACCTAATAGTTTTGATTTAGTAGACTGCGTACTATTAATAGTAGTAGGAATAGAAGCTCCAGCCTCTACCAAGTCCAATAACTCGTCGTTATCTTTTAAAATGCCAGTAATATCTTTACGCATCTCAATGATATTTGTTTGTTTTTGGTCTTTTAAATCTTTATTAATTCTGTTGACATCAGATATATACTTTTTTTGTACGTCTATCTTATTTTTCTGTATGTCTATCTTGTAGTCTATTTCACGAATGACACCTTTTAGAATAGAGTTCTTTTCCTTTATCAATGAGTTCATCTTAGAGAACACACCTATGTCTAATAAGTCTTCGATAACATCTCTACGATGTTGTGCAGGCAACTGCATGAACGGAACGAATGAAGAAGATCCTAGCACAACAATTTGATGAAAGCTTTTATGATTGAGTTTCAAGATGTTTTGTTCTAGGATCTTCTGGTACTGAGTTGCATGTGACTCTTGGTTTAGCATCTCACCATTCTTATAGATTGCAAAGACTGCGGGTTTAATCCCACGTACAATCCTAAACTCTGATCCAGCCGCTTCAAACACGACTTCGACAGAGCAGTCTTTATTATTAATAGAGTTGACTAGCTGTGGTTTATTAATATTACGATGAGGCTTACCAAACAATGCGAATGATAAGGCATCAAGTAATGTGGACTTTCCAGCACCATTGTGACCTACGATTAACGTAGTCTTAAATGATTGGAAATCTATCTCGGTAAACGCATTACCTGTAGATAAAAAATTCTTCCACTTTAATGTTTTAAATAAAATCAACTCAAACAACTTTCATAATATTAAAGTATAATAACAGATTTTCAGACTATTGTAAACAGTTAATTATACTATTTCAAAAGTTTGTGCTTCTTGTAATAGCTCTGACATTTGCTTCTTGATACGATCACGATCCAATTCAGTATCTACTGCATCTACATATGTATTCAATAGGCTAAAAGTGTCTTCTAAAAGTACATCCTCGTCTACAACATTCTCTCCTATAAATTCTGCAAAGCTTTCTGCAATCTTTAATTCGTGTATGTCTCTGCTTTGTATATCGTCTACAAATTTATCAAACGCTTTTATGTCTTTCTTATTAACCACGTTAATCTTTACAAACTTATTATCTACTTTAGAAAAGTCAAAGTTTGTCATGTCTTTGTTTATATCGTCATAACTTATACGCTCAAACAATGTATAGGGATTATGAATTGACACAATTTGTTCAGTAGAAGTGTCGAATACATGGAAGTATTTTTTATCATGTGCATCATTCCAGAAGAACTCCATTTGAGAACCTAAGTAATGTATATTATTTTTAGAAGACTTAGTGTGGAAGTGACCTGAGTAAACACTATCAAATCTATCAAAGACAGAAGAATCCATGCCATGAATACTCTCTACACCTTTTGCCATTTCATATCCGATGATGTCAAAGTGACCGCCCATATATCTAGCTGGTGTATCACGAATGAAATTCATCGACTCTTCTTCATTCTCTGAGTTTATCCAAGGGACTAAAGCAATCTCAAACTCATCATATTTCATAGTAGTAGGCTTGTGGATAATAGTAACCACATCCATATAATGGCCTAAGAGTTCTTTTAAAGAGTTTAGATTGTTAGTATTCTTATAGTACACATCATGGTTGCCTACAATAATATCCATAGTCATATTATGTAATCGCAACTTGTTAAGGAAGTGGTGACGATTTCTATTCAATGATTTAAAGTTTATAAACTTTCTATTATCGTAATAATCGCCAAGATGTATGATGTGCTTTATGTCGTGTTCAATACAATACGGAAAGAATACTTTCTCATAGAATGTTTCTGCATTATCTAATAGTATATTAGAGCTGTTACGGCTACCACAATGTGTATCATTCAGTAAAGCTATTTTCATAATATAAATTCCTAAGGTTATTTAAATGAGATACTTGTCGTTTTCATTCTCCTTAGTCAAGAAAATCTGACAGGTCTGAATCAACTTTAAATTGATACTTCTTACGAACCTTCTCATCTTTGGCAAACTGTTTAATTTCGGTGTCTTTTTCTTTTACCGCATCAATACGGCTCTTTAATGTATCAATAAACCCTTGGACGACTTGCCTAGAACCTACATCCATTTGACCTGATACCACATAGTCTTCCATACCAGATTGCGACAAATACTTCAACTTAGTATCTTGTTGCTTCTTTTCTTTAGCAATGCGCCGTAAGAATGCGTACCAAGATATTTGTGTAAAGTACCCAAAGGCATTTGGTTTACCAGTACGTGTCGCCGCTTCAATGTTATAATTCTGAATTGCCCTTAGACAATTCTCTACTGCATCCATAACCATTTCTTCACGATATGTGTATCCAATAAAATTTGACTTATGAGATAAACCCTCTGCAATCTTTAGAAAGCAGTTAGCAATATAATCGTACACAAT